GTTAACTTCACCATGAACGGTGCCATTACTACCTCGATCTAATGCCTGCCACACCACGCCCCGTTGATCTTCTCACCGGGGCTTTTGACCTAAACCAGCGGCGTCAATTCAACATCAAGAAGGAAGACGGCACCGTAGTGTTGTCGCTGTATTTCAAGCCGATCACTCGTGCAGATCGTAAGCGGGCCACTGGTCTTGCTGGATCAGAAGAAGCCTTGGACATCAGCACCCAGATGCTGTGCCACATGGCTGAACTGGAAGACGGCACTAAAGCCTTTGCTTCTGCTGATGCGGCAAAGTTGCAACGTGAATTGCCCGAATCGGTGCTGAACGAACTGGAACTGTTCCTGTTTGATCTTGGTGCGCCTGAGTCGCTGGAAGAAGCAAAAAACGACTAGAGGCCGATAGCTGGCTTTACTTTGAAATGTTTCTGGCTACCGAGCTAGGCATGACGGTGAGTCGGCTTCGGCAGGAATTGACGGATGCGGAGTTCATCCACTTTGCCGCGTATTACGAGGTAAAGGGAAAACGCGAACGTGAAGAAATGGACAAAGCTAGGCAGCGCAACAGGTAGACTAATGCGATAGCAGTGGTCGATCCGTGGCAGTAGCAACCGTTGATATTCAGGTAAACAGCCAGGGTGCTGTACGGAACCTAAATCAGGTTGGTGCGGCATCCAAAGCCACTCAAGCTGCAATCAGTGGCCTCAGAGGCACAGTAGGTGGATTGGTTGGTGCGTTTACTGCTGTTTCAGCATTGAAGTTTGTTTTTGCTAAAACAGCAGAACTGGAAACACAAACAAGGAGCCTCCAGACGCTCACAGGAAGTGTTGAGCAAGCCAAGAAAATAATTTTAGAACTGCAACAACTAGGCGCTGTAACACCATTTACAAGTTCAGAGTTAATTGATGCTGCAAAACGATTGCAAGCATTTGGGGTTGAGGCAAATGCTGTCGTAGAAACCACACGCAGACTTGCCGATGTAAGTGGCGCTACTGGCGCGGAACTTCAAGGTCTAGTCACAGCTTATGGACAGGTACAAGCCAAAGGCCGCTTGCAAGGCGAGGAACTGTTGCAATTCCAAGAGCGTGGTATTGCACTTCAAGAAGAACTGCGGAAGATGTATGGCTTGTCTGGTGATGAATTCCAGAAAGCACTTAGCAAAGGACGAATTGGAGCAGAAGCGGTTGAGGTGGCAGTTATTAGATTGACAGACAAAGGTGGCAAATATGCAAATGGTGCGATTGCACAATCTACTACCTTGGCTGGCAAATTTAGTACCTTAATGGATGGAATTGAGAGCGTTGCCAAAAAGATTGGCAATGTATTAAAACCAGCCTTGCAAGGCATATTAGATTTGAGTATATCGGCAGTAGATGCAATTAACAAAGCCTTGGCTGGTCCAGATTACAAAAAAGCGAATGATCAATTATTTAACACAAAAGCACGCATTACAGAATTAAAAGATGCAATTAAGCAAGCCGAAAAAGCTGGTGTTGGCTTGGCACAAGGTATGCAAATACTTGGAACAGAAGGTCAGTTACTAGGTGGTGCTGGGCCAGCGCTGCCAAGCATGAGATATGAACTTCAACAAATGGAAAAAGAAGCACAAAAATTACAAAATCGCCTCAAGGAATTACGAGTTGTTGCAGCGCCTCCCAAGCCAACTAAGCCAAGGGAGACACCAGCTTTGTTGCCGGATACAACTAAGCCTAAAAGCAATCAACTTTCCGTCAATGATTTACTGGGTGGAAACATCAAACGAAAACTTGATGAAGCAAGAGCATTGCTTGAAACGAGCACAGCGCAAAAACTTGTACAAGTTTCTGGACAGTCAAATGCTGAACAAGCAAAGCGTATGGTTGAATTTTCGGCTAAGTATCGAGATGTTCAACTTCAAATAAATGCTATAGATCAAACACTTACAGCGCGAGCTGGTATTCGCAGTCAACTCATTGCTAGCGCAACCGACAAAGCGGGCATGGCGATGGCATTTGATGAGCAAAATCTAAACTTAAAAACACAACGTAACATTCTTGAACAGCAAATACTTAAAACGGTAGCGGATCAAAATGCTTTGTCAAAACAGCAATACGCAGAAGAAGCCATTAGCAATGCAAATGCCTTGAAGTCAATGCGGGACGAACAGGCATTGCTGCAAGCGAAACTTGCGGGTAATGAAGCAGAGGTAATACTGAATCAGCAAATTCGCGACCTTAAGGCGCAATTCCCGGCATTGAATGAAGCAGAAGCCAGAGGTATTGCTGCAAACATTCAAGCACTTAAGGCACAGATATCAGCGGCTGAGCAAATGAGGCAAATTTACGGCGATATTGGCATGACAATCAAATCTGGAGTTGTGGATGCTATCCAAGGCGCTGTAGATGGAACTAAGAGCCTTGGACAAGTGGCTAACGATGTCCTGAAAAGTATTGCGAACAAAGTTTTGGATGTCGCCATCAATTTTGCGCTGTTTGGCGCACTGTCTGGCACTGGTACTGGCGGTGGATTACTGGGAGGTCTTTTCAAGAAGCGCGCTATGGGTGGTCCAGTCAGCGCTGGTACGCCTTACATGGTTGGTGAGCGTGGACCTGAACTGTTTATGCCAAGACAAGGTGGAAGCATCATCCCCAACAATGCGCTTGGCGGCGGCAGCACCAACGTCGTGGTAAACGTTGACGCCAGCGGTTCCAACGTCCAAGGTGATCAAGCACAAGCCAAACAACTTGGAGTTGCTGTTTCTGCTGCGGTGCAGGCAGAATTGGTCAAACAACAACGCCCAGGTGGGCTTCTAGCCGGTACACGACGCTAATGGCTACCTTCCCAAGCATCACGCCAACCTACGGCGCACAGAAGACCAGCCAGCCAAAGGTGCGTCAGGTGCAGTTCGGTGACGGCTACGCCCAGCGGCTAACGGTCGGATTGAACCAGAACCCCAAGGTCTGGAGCCTTACCTGGGAGGTGTCCGAAACTGACAGCGACACGATTGAAACATTTCTTGATGCACGAGCTGCTGATGGCGCATCATTTACCTGGACGCCACCAGATAGTGCGACGGCATACCAGTGGATCTGCTATGACTGGTCCAAGTCGATTCCGTACCTGAATCGTGCCACAATACAGGCATCATTTACACAAGTTTTTGAGCCGACGCCATGAGCACCATCGTCACACGAGCTGGTAAGGGTAGTCCGCTGACCCACAACGAAGTTGATGCCAACTTCACCAACCTGAACACCGACAAGGCTGGTTACATCACTGGCGAAGGCGGCACAGTGGTTCAAAGTACCAACAAAGGTACTGCGGTAACGCTCAACAAGAAATGTGGCCAGATCACAATGAACGCTGCATCACTGGCAGCGGCCACCACCGTAAGCTTCACGCTGACCAACAGCACCCTGGTGGCAACTGATCTGTTGGTGTTGAACCACGTCAGCGGTGGTACTTCTGGCTCGTACTTACTGAATGCTCAATGCGGGTCCGGTTCTGCTTCCATCAACGTCCGCAACGTAACAGCTGGTGCATTGGCTGAAGCCATTGTGATCGGTTTTGCAGTTGTCAAGGCTGTAACTGCATAATCAATGGCATACGTCGTAACCGGCTACTGGGTCGCTGGTTATGCAACTAGCGACAACACTACTGAAGTAGCCAGTGCGTTACAGGAGATTGCACCTGGCGCATTGATTGAATTATTTCAACTTGAATTAAATGTGTCTCAACATGGGGTTGCGGAAACCTACTATTTCCATGCTGGTACAAATGCCAATAACTACGGCCAAGTGGTGTGGAATGGCCAAGCATATATGGCATTACCAATTGAGGTAGAAGGTTTTGAATACAGCAGTCAAGGGACCTTGCCGCGTCCCAAGATGCGGATCAGCAACCTCATGGGAACGATCACAGCACTGATTCTGACTTTGCCAGAAGGCTTAGAAGGCGCCAAATTCACGCGCATCAGGACGCTAGGCAGGTTTCTCGATGCAGCAAATTTTCCGTCTGGCAATGCCAATGCTGATCCTTTGGCTGAATTTCCACGGGAAATTTATTTTGTAGATCGCAAGTCAGCCGAAAACCGTGACGTTGTGGAGTTTGAACTCGCAAGTGTATTTGATATGGCTGGAGTGCGTGCTCCAAAACGTCAGTGCATTACCCGTTGTCAATGGGTTTACCGTTCAACAGAATGCAGTTATACAGGCACCAATTACTTCAATGCCAATGACAACATTGTTACCAATGCCAATCAAGACGTATGCGGCAAACGTGTTGACAGTTGCAAGGCACGATTTGGCCAAAACTCAGAATTGCCATTTGGCGGCTACCCAGGAATTGGTACGTTTTTTGCATGATTTGGCATGATGCTGCATTGGAACATGCGCAGGTTGAGGACCCACGGGAGGCCTGTGGTGTTGTTGTGATCATCAAAGGTCGTGAACGTTATTGGCCATGTCGCAACCTTGCCACGCATCCCGAACAGATGTTTGTGCTAGCGCCAGAGGATTATGCCGCCGCCGAGGATGCAGGTGAAATCATTGCCATTGTCCACAGCCATCCAATATCGCCCGCCATTGCCAGCGAGGCTGACAAGGTGGCTGCAGAGACCAGCAAACTGCCATGGCATATCGTCAACCCTAAAACTCAAGCGTGGGGTACCTACACGCCATGCGGCTATAAAGCGCCATTGATTGGCCGTCAGTGGGTATGGGACGTGCAAGATTGTTGGACATTGGTGCGTGATTGGTATGCCGAAAACGGCATCACATTGCGCGACTGGAAACGGCCAATGGATCCAGCCGACTTCCTTGCCGCACCAATGTTTGATGGCTGCTGGTCCGCAACAGGATTCCGTGAATTGGAGGAAGACGAGTCATTGGAATGTGGTGACGCATTGCTGATGTCAATCAATGCACCAGGCTTAAACCATTGCGCCGTGTACATCGGTGACGGTATGGTGTTGCATCACATCCAAGGTCGCCTTAGCAGTAGGGACATGTACGGCGGATGGTTGGCTAAAGTAACTGGAAGGAGGTTGCGTCATGCTCCGTAAGATCAAGCTCTACGGGCAGTTGGCCAAGTTCATTGGCAAGCGTGTGCTCGAAGCAGATGTGGCGACTGCTGCTGAGGCGGTGCGAATGCTGGCGGCCAATTTTCCTGGCCTTGAGCAACACATGGCCGATCAGTATTACCGCGTAACAGTTGGCAATTACGATCTGGGACTGGACGAGATCCACGATCCAGCCGGTCAGCAAGACATCAAGATCATGCCAGTGATCGCGGGTGCTGGCGGAAAAGGAATGGCAATCGGAACAGTTATTCTTGGCGTTGCATTATTTGCATTGGCTACTTTTGCAACTGCTGGCGGTGGCGCTATTTTTGGCGCCGCTTTTGCAAAAAACATTGGTCTTTTGGCTGCCACCCAAGCACTTGGAGTAAGTCTTGTTTTGGGTGGTGTTGCACAACTTATCACACCAGTAACAAAAACTTCACAGGGTTCTGGTGCAGGTAGTGACAACGATCCACGTAAAACATATAACTTTTCAGGCATTCAACAAACATCAAGACAAGGTGTGCCCGTGCCTTGTGTGTATGGCCTCACGTTGGTTGGCAGTGTAACCATTTCCGCTGGCACTGATACCGTGCAGGTGAAAGTATGACAATTATCGGCGCAATGGGTGGTGGTGGCGGTGGCGGCAAAGGTGGCGCCAAGGGTGGCAGTAGCCGTACACCAGTAACCGCCAAAGATAGTCTTGATTCCAGACAGTATGCCAATGTCATCGACCTAATTTCTGAAGGTGAAATTGAAGGTCTTGCCGATGGATTGAAATCAATTTTCCTTAACAACACTGCCTTACAAAACCCAAACGGAACATATAACTTCCAAGATGTTCAAATCTATACACGTAATGGCACACAAAGCCAGAACTACATTCCACTAACTTCTGGTGTTGAAGATGAAAAGCCTGTTGGTCTTACCGTTATTCAAGCTGTACCACAGGTCAGAACCATCACAGATGTTGACGTTGATGCTGTTCGCGTAACCATTGCAATCCCATCACTTCAAAAAATCAACAGCACCAATGGCGATACACTTGGCGCGAATGTACGATTGCAAATTGCTGTTCAATATCAAGGTGGTGGATACACTCTTAAAATTGACGATACCATTACAGGTCGCACGGCTGATGAATATCGCAAAGATTACCTGATTGAGTTAGCACGTCCAAATCCAAGCGATGTTGTAGATATTAAAGTTACTCGCATTACAGATGACAGCACCGATTCGCTGTTGACCAATGCCTTTAATTGGAGCAGTTACACAGAAATTATTTGGGCAAAACTAACTTACGCCAACAGCGCATTGGTTGGCATTCGCGTTGATGCTGAGCAATTTAGCAGTATTCCAGCTCGTAGTTATCTAGTCAAAGGTATCAAGGTTCGGATTCCAAATGGAGTATCAGTTGATTCAGCAACTGGACGCATCATTTACCCAACCAACTTTGTTTGGGATGGTACGTTTGCCGCAGCAACTTGGACATCATGTCCAGCGTGGATCTTGTGGGACTTGCTAACCAGTTCACGTTACGGATTTGGCAATCACATCAGCACAGCGCAACTTGACAAGTGGGCATTTTTTTCCGCCAGCAAATACTCAAATGGTTTGGTCAGCAATGGTTTTGGTGGTCTGGAAGCACGGTTTAGTTGCAATACTTCAATTCAAACCGCAGAAGAAGCCTACAAGTTGGTCAATGATCTGCTGTCAGTTATGCGCTGCCAAGCGTTTTGGAGCACCGGCAGTTTGACCATCTCGCAGGATGCACCATCAGATCCGGTGTACCTATTCAACCAAGCAAATGTAACGCCCGAGGGTTTCAGTTACAGCGGCAGCAGCCTGAAGATCAGACCCAACGTTGCTGTAGTGAGTTACCTCGACTTGAACCTACGGGATACGGCTTTCGAGGTGGTTGAGGACACCGACTCCATCGCCAAGTACGGTGTGGTCAAGTCCGAGATTAGCGCTTTTGCCTGCACTAGTCGTGGTCAAGCCAACAGGATTGGCAAATGGCTTTTATTTTCGGAACGCTACGAAAAGGAAGTCTGCACTTTTGCATCCAGTCTTGAGGCAGGACAGCAAGTGCGGCCTGGGCAAATCATCTTGATTTCAGATCCAGTTCGTGCTGGATCACGCCGCGCTGGCCGCATTGCAGCAGCAACAACTACCACGGTCACGGTTGACAATTCTGCCGATACTGATCTCAGCATTGAAACTGGTTCATTATTGAGCGTAATTCTTCCAGATGGAAGTGTTGAACAACGTGGGATTTCTACTGTTGTTGATAGCGTAATTACATTACAAACTGCATTAAGTGATACGCCCAACGCCAATAGCATCTGGATTCTTGAAAGTCCATCGCTTCAGGCATCAACTTGGCGTGTCATTAGTATTTCCGAACAAGATGGCATTAACTATGGCATCACAGCCATTTCACACAATGAAAGTAAATATGGATACATTGAAGACGGAGAGCCACTTGAATTTAGGGATACAACAAATTTAAATGAAATTCCCGCTCAACCTAGTGAGTTAGCAATTATTAGCACCTTTCAATTTGGCGGTGGATCAAGTCCTGAAGTCCAGTACGAACTCAACGGACGTATTGCTGTCAAAATTACATTCGGGTGGTTTGGGCCGCAGGGTATTAAAAAATTCCGCGTCAAGTATCGCCATGAGGATGATAATTTCACAACCGTCATGGTTCAAGGCACCACATTTGACATTCTTGACGCCAAAGTTGGTAGCTACCAGATCCAGGTAAGTAGTGTCAGTTCGTCTGAGATTTTGTTTAGTGAGCCAGCACTGGCTGAGTACACGGTTGCTGGTCTTGGTGGTGCGCCATCAAATGTGGAAAACGTAAGTGCAATTGCCACAAATGAGGATATGGTTATTCTCACTTGGAAACAGGCACCAGAACTTGACGTTCAAGTTGGTGGCCGCGTCATCATTCGCCACGATCCACGAGCACTTGCTAGTGCTGAATGGAATAGCAGCAATGATGTTGTGCAGGCAGTGGCTGGTAGTTCCACACAAAAACAAGTGCCGTTACTGCCTGGTACCTACTTTTTGAAATTTGAAGATTTTCTGGGTAATCGCTCGACAATCGCAACCGGCGTTGAGGTTGTATTGCCGGAACCAGAGTCGCGAGTTACCGCAAAAGAATGGGCAGAACAAAGCCTTGCCACGCCATTTGGCGGAACAAAAACCAACTGCGCGTATGACGCTGGTGAAACAGCTCTTGTGCTTACACCAAACATTTACGTTGCACCGGATTATTGGGAAACAATTTATTGTGCAGGTGATTGCGGTGCTGAATACCAGTTCCAGGATACCTTTGATCTTGGTGCGGCATACGATTTTAGGATTCGTCGCTATATCGTCAGCCGTCCACTTGTTTTTTCAACGCTGTTTGATGCGGTAAGTGGCAATTTTGATGCACAATCTGGCTTCTTTGATGGCACAGTTGCTGATCAAATTAACGTGGCAACATATGTACGAGTGACACTGGACAATCCGTCTGGATCGCCAACTTGGGGGCCATGGACTGAGTTTACAAGCGGCATGATCCGTGGTCGTGGTGTCCAGGTGAAAGCCATCTTCACGACTGAGACAGAAGTAATCGGTGTTGCAATTGATGAACTTGGCGCCGAACTGGAGTTGACTCGCCGTGTGACCACAAGCCTGAACACTCTGACCAGTAGCAGCAGTGCCGTCACTTCGATCACATTCCCGAACGCTTTCTATAAAGCTGTGACCGTTGGCGATCCGTACTACACCCTGCTACCTAGCGTTGGTATTACGGCATTGTCAATTGGAGCCAATACCCACGCCGAAATCACAAACCTCACCCGCACCGGCTTTAATGTTGAATTTCTCCAAGGCGGCAGCAGGCAGGTGGTAAACTTCACCTACAATGCCGTTGGCTACGGACGCGCCTTCTAATGGCTCAATCTGATCAAGTAGTCCAAAACGCAACGTTCCCAAGCGTTCGTGCGGACATTAACGACAACCTAGCCGCGCTATACAGCCAAAATAGCGGCAATAGCGCACCGACCGTAACGGTTGCATTTCAACCCTGGGTTGATACAGGCGTCAGTCCACCGCTCTGGAAAGTTCGCAACGGTTCCAATACTGCATGGATCACGGTTGGCGTACTGGATCCCGCTGGTTTTAATGCTGGTGGCATCACTGCAATTGCTAACGGCGGCACAAGCGCCACTACAGCAACTGGAGCTTTAACAGCTTTGTTGCCGAGTCAAAGTGGCAATAGCGGCAAAGCACTTATCACTGATGGCAGCACAACATCATGGGGAACTGCTAGTGCGGCAGGAGAAATTACTTACTTTGCAATGGATACAGCGCCAAACGGGTACCTAAAAGCAAATGGCGCAGCAATCAGCCGATCAACATACTCTATTTTGTTTGGCGCCATTGGTACCACGTTTGGCGTGGGTGATGGCAGTACAACATTTAATATCCCTGATTTAAGGGGTGAATTTGTAAGATCCTGGGATGATGGTCGCGGTCTTGATAGTGGGAGGGGTTTCGGTAGTGTTCAGGGTGATGAGTTTAGGAGCCATACTCATAGTCAAGTCAATGCAGCTTCTGCAAACAAGCTTTACTCTTCTGGCGCTCCTCAAGCTACTGCTATTCCAGGCAGTGGCACAACTGGCGCAACAGGTGGCGGTGAAACCCGGCCACGTAACATTGCACTTCTTGCCTGCATTAAGTTCTAATCATGAAAATCTACAACTACGCTTCAGAGACCGGCATTTTTCAAACCGAAAGTTTGGCAGATGAATCACCGCTAGAACCCGGTGTATTTCTGGTTCCTGCTTACGCCACAACGATCAAGCCGCCTAGAGCAACACTGCCTAAGGTTGCGGTTTTTAAGGATGGTAAATGGAGTCTTCAGACATTGCCGCCTCCTCCAGAACCAGAACCCGAGCCAGAGTCACTGCCAGAACCACCAGATCTAGTTGAGTTAACACCTGCTGAGAAACTTGCAGCTACTGGCCTGACAGTTGCTGAATTGAAGGCATTGCTGGGACTTGAGTAATGGCAGTACGCGCAAAGGCTGGTGCATCCAAGATCGAACACCAGCCGGGTCCACCTAAATTGACCAACCAAGGTCAAGGCAAAAGATCACGCCCCAACCATGGCCGCAAGAAACTACGTGGCCAGGGTAAAGGCTAGAATGCTGCCATGGCTATAGCACCAGGCACATACAACATCAGCCTGCAACGCCGGGCGGATTACAGCGTCACGCTGCAATTCAAAGACAGCACTGGCACTGGCATTAACTTGACTGGTTGGACGGTTGCTGCTCAAGCATGGAATCAGGGTCGCGCCACCAAATATGCTGATTTTGGGGTTACCTACACAAACCGCAGCACTGGAACCGTTGCAATTGCATTGACCGCAACACAGACAGCTTCACTGCCAGACGAGGCATATTACGACGTACTTCTTACGAATGGCAGCGGCCTGAAAGAATACTATCTTGAGGGCGTTATTTACATAAGTGAAGGATATACAGCATGACCAGCGTCAATGTTACAACAACTGTAAACACCATTGATGTAATAACTGAAACTGGAACAGTCGTTGTTCAAGTTCCAGTTACGTCAACCGTTACTGCAATTACAGCTGGTCCTCAAGGTGCCATTGGCATAACTGGGCCCACTGGCGTAACTGGAGTACAAGGCGTAACTGGCCCGCAGGGTGCGACTGGTCCTACGGGTGTAACAGGTCCTACTGGATTGCAAGGACCTACTGGTCCAACTGGACCACAAGGTACGACTGGACCAACTGGCGTCACTGGTGCTACAGGTCCACAAGGCAGTACTGGTGCAACAGGTCCCACTGGTGTTACTGGTGTTCAAGGTGCAACAGGTCCTCAAGGTTCCACGGGTGCTTTTGGTGTAACTGGAGTTACAGGTCCCCAAGGTTCAACAGGTCCCCAAGGCACTACTGGTCCTACTGGCGTCACCGGCCCCACTGGACTTCAGGGTCCGACTGGTCCTCAAGGCGCCACTGGTTTGGTTGGTACTACTGGTCCTACTGGCGCACAAGGCGTTACTGGACCCCAAGGATCCACTGGTATTCAAG